ACTGCAATTAAAGCTGCTAATGCGGTAAACATATTTAACCTCCTGCTATTTCATTCCATATTCTTTTGTCCTTGTGCATAGTATAGCCTTCAGGACGATAAAAGTTTTCCATATCTAGTGCTTCTTTGCGAGAAAGACCTTTATGCAAAACTTTTAAACCTATTTGTTCTTTTCTCCAAAACTTCTCTAACATTTGAAGAACAAATCTTTTCTTAGATCTAAGCCCTAAATTTACTTCACGTAACTCTAGTATATAACGCTGAATAATATCATCATCAGTGTTATATGGGCAAATACCTACATAGCCCCAACGAGGACTTTTCCCATACCAACCTTGTGTGTTGCCAGTATAGAAAAAATGATATACCTTGTAATCTTTAGTTTTACAAGTTTCGTGATGAATTCGCATCTTATCAGAATACCACTTAGCCATTTTCTTTTTCCTCTTCAGTGCGAAAGTATTGAACTAATCTTAATTCATCAAGCTTAGAACGATATTTAGAAACAGAATCATAAGCATCTGTATATTCTATTTTATCTTTCCAATGTTCTATCTCTTGCAAGATATCTTCATCAGACCAAGGTTGATAAACAGCTAACAAATGTTTTCCCCAACTTTCCATTTATACTCCCATCTCAGATTCAATTTCAACAATAGTTTTCTTATCGCCACCTGTAAAAGTGACGTAAGAATCATCTTCTGCCCAACAATGCAGATAAGACTCAAAAAAGTCTTTAGTAGGTTTGTATTCAGTAAATGTACCATGAATACTATCACCTTCACACAAACTTTGCACAATCACTAAATGAGGCGGTACCTCATCAAAGACTAAGCATACTATTGCACCTTTAGAATACATAGCAGCTTTTTCATATGACTCACACCAATGAGTTACAGAACGTACTTGTTTACCCTCAAGCAACTGTTGAGCCTCGGCGCGTGATGTGCCGCGATATAATTTTAAAACGCTAGTCATCTTTTCCTCCTTGAGAGTATTTACGTGACTTTACAAAAAACACGTATGCCATCGGAATCGCTCCGAATAAAACTGTAAGCACTGCCCACAGCCAAGGGTTGCGTTCATTATACTTAGCCATTTTAAAACTCATTAAAGCCATTAAAACGTAACCAACAATAATATACGCTACAACAATTATACTCATGGGATTCTCCTTTGTGTCCACTTGGTTTGTTGTGATACTATGTATCATTATAGATGCGTTGTTTTTCTCACTTTTTTAGCTGACTTTTTTGATAAAAAAGGCCACTCCGAAGAGTGACCCTATAGTTATCTACCTTTGTAGTTATTTTCTTTGTTGGTTGCATTAACTCCTGCAGAAATAGTAGGTAGCATTTTAATAATTTCTGATCTTGTCTGGCGAGATACATCACCACTAATTGACAAGTTAACTATGTTTTGTTGTTTGTTAGTGTTGTCTTGATATGATTTAACTTTATTAGCTGGAACTACTAGCTCTCCTGGAGTTAGCATTGCAGGAACACTATCCATACCTGCTCTCGAATAAGGGGTAGTAGGTACTATACCGCCTTCGTTAAATCCTAATAAATTTAAACCAGCACTAATAATAGTACCCCAAGAACCCCCTGAAGAATCACCTCCAAATGAGCCAATTAAAGCATTAACTCCATCTTTTAAACTTGAGTTTAAACCTTTAAAGAAGCCTCCAATGCTTTTAAATAAAGAAGAATCGCCTTCTCCTTCATTACTAGTTAAATCAGAAATTGATGTTTTAATTTTAGTAAACATCCTGCTAAAGAAACCACCTTCTCCAATAATACTATCTAGGATTCCAGTACCTTCTTCTCCTTCAGTTTCTCCAATTAAAGAGTCTTTAATAAGTTTACCTGCATCTTTACCAATGCTTAAACTACTATCAAATAATCCTTGGAAAAACCCTGAAAAGAATTCTTGCATCCCTGTTGCTTCAAAGAATCCATCAATGAAAGCATTAACAAAGTTATCTACAACTAAAGAAGTAAAGCTATCTTTTAAATTAGCCCAAATATCTCCTGCAGTTGCACCTTCTTTAATACCGTCTCGAATACCACTTGCAAGAGTGTCTTTAATCTGATCAGCTGCTTGGTCTCCAAGTGATACAATATTTTCTAAACGCTTTTCTTGAAACTCCAACTCTCTATTTAAAGCTTTTCTGAGTTTAATTTCATTACCTGCGGTATTGTTTATTTTCTCTTGAATGTCTTTAATTTCTAAAGCAATATCAACCGCCTTTGGACCTTCATCTGCTAGAGCAGAATCAATACCAAGACCTTCAAACCCAACTTTAAGATCAGCATAGCTACCTTCAATTAATTGATCAGCTACTGCTTTTCGCTGCTCTTTAATTATTTTTAATTGAGCTTTTCTACCTGCAGAATCTTTTAATCCAAGATTAATAATTCTCTTTTGAGCTTTTTCAATTAAGTTTAAAGGCTTAATTAAAGAAGTAATCATTTTACGAGACATACTTGCTACTTGAGTTAAATCAGCATTAAAACCTGCAGCATTAAACTTACCTAAAAACTTTTCAAATACTGTTTCACCAGTAAAAGTTCCAGAACCTGAAAAGAATTTAGCTATTTCTTTTTGTAAAAGTTCTAACTGTGCTCTAATTTCTTCTTTAGAAATCATTGTTCCATCGGTTCGAGCAATAGTAGCAATAGTAGGCGCTCTACCAAGTGCAGCAAGTAATATTTGTAATTCTGCAATTTCTTCTTGCGCTGTAGCAATTTTCATTAAAGTTTTGTTGTCAATTTTTAATATATCATCTAAAGATACATTTCTATTTTCTAATGCAGACGCAGCCTCTTGTATTAGATTTAAAAAGTCTTCTTCAGAGCGAACTGAATTATTCAAAAGCTGAACTGTTAATTGTAACTTATTATTAGCCTCTTTTAACTCTCTATCGGCATTATTAAAGTTCATAGCAAGTTCAAATGCGTTTGCACCTGCTTTTTTGCCATTATCATTAAGTTCTTGACTTAATTGTGTTCTATCTTGTTCTAGCTTTTTAATGCGTCTTATTTGACTGTCAATAGTAAGTAATTGTAAAGACCTATCTTGATAAGCTTTTGAATCTGTTGCAAAATCAGGAGTATTTAAACTTAATATATCACTTAATGCTCCCGCCCCAATATCTCTTAATTTTGTGTTTAATTCTGATATAGAAGTAGGTGCGATTTCTAATACAAGTTGAGTATTGAATACATCAGTAAGTCTTGCCCTTGCCGCATCTAAAGCAAGTATGTCATCTCTTACTTGACTTTCATCTCCTGTGAAACGATTAAAAATTTGCTCTCTTTGTTTTGGATCACTAGGATCTAAATTGCCAAATTTCTTTTCGAGTTTGTCAATTGATTTAGTAAGCACTTCCAACTCTAATAAAGCGTTTTTGTCAATTAACGCTCTTTCTGGCCCTGTTACTTCTCTTCCTAAGTTTTCTCCAAGAGTTTTAACAACTTTATCAATTCGTTGTTCAATAGCTGTAGCAGATCTTATTCTTTCTGATTTTTGTCTTTCAGAATCAAGCGTGTCAAGCTGACGATCAACAGGGAATAGATTTCCCTTAGCCATTGCTTTAGCAACATTATCTCCAAAGAATCCATCAAATTCATCCCCAATTTTATTTAGAGCATCAACTACCTCAGTACTTAAATCTCCCTCTGTAGATAATGTTCTAAACAAGTCAACAAACTCTGGAGCAAAATTTGGATTTTGTTCTAAAACTTCAGAAACTCTTTGTCCAAAAACTTTAGCAACTTCTGGATCAGCTAAGCTTTCTGAAGTAAAGCTTCCTTGTCGAATATCATCTAACAATTTAATTGCAGGAGAAAGTTCTTTACCAAAGAATTCTGCTATTCCAAGTCCACCATATCTTTGCAATACTCTTTCAAAATTAAATGATTGTCTTTTAAGGAGTTGATCTAAAAAAGGTTCAAGACCTGCAATTGCATTACTAGCTTGAGTTGTTCCTTTTCCGTCATTACCTGATGTTGCAAAAATAGCTGCTTCTACTGCTCTTGTGCTTTCATTAATTAAAGCCCTTGTTGATTCAGTAACTTTGCCAAATCTAGATCTTTCTCTGTCTGCTTGCTTTCTGTTTTTGTCTAAATTATTAACTGCCTTTTCAATAGCAAGAAGTTCTCTGTCAGTAGCTCCTTTTAAGTCTGCACTTTTAAGAGAAGCAGAAAGATTTATTTTAAGATCTTTACCTGCAAACTTTTCAATAGACTTTAAAGTTTTAATAGACTCTTTTCTTACTTTGCCTACATCTTTATTAAGTAAGTCAAAATAAGCTAGCACACCATTAAAGTTGTTTTTAACTCTTTCTAAGAAAGTATCACCTTCTCCAAAGAAAGCAGTGTAAATAATACCGCCAATTCCTAAACCTAAAATACTAGCAGCTGCTGTTCCTGCAGCAATTGCCATTAAAGGTATACCTGCAAGTATACTTCCTACAGCAGCAGTTGCCCCTGCAAAAGCAGTACCAATAGACGAACCAAATGCTACAACAGCACCTTTTATTTTTAGCGCACCTAATAATCTACTAATAGCAGGTAAGACTTTTGAAGTAATAACGTCTCCAAATCCAATTGCTCCAGCTGTTATAGTACTAAAGAATCCACTTAACTTAGAAGACTTAGCTCCTGCTACTGATGCTGCTGCTCCAATAGCTCCTGCTGCGCTTGCACCTGCTGATGCTGCATTTATAGTTGATAAAGCTACGTTAGTAGATATAGTAGCAGTTTTAATTCTTCTTAATCTATTTAAACTAAGTTTTGAAAAGGCCTCAATTGCAAGTGAAGCTTTATTGCTAGCAAATGCCCAACCTTTTGCAAAGAGACTTGTAGAGTTTTTAGTTGCAAAAGAAATACCAGAGATATCAGAAACAATATTAGAAGTAGAAGCTTGAAATAAACCAGAAAGAATATTTTTACCTTTTGTAAAAACTTCTGCAGCATTTATTTTTGCAAATATTTTAGCAAGAACACTATTAAATGTACTTACGACTGTTTTAACTGTTTCTGGATTTCCTATTGCTAATGTCTGTAAAACAGAAGCACCAATACCTGCAATAGCTGCTCCAGTAGTTCCTATAAGATCTCCTAGTAAAAGTTCTGCACCAATTACATAACCGCTTAATTGGGTTAATTGTGCTAAACCTTTACGTCTGTTTGTCCTCGATATACTCTTAGAAACCGAGTCTATTTGATCTTTAGCAACTCCTACCATTTGTGTTTTTAAATAATTAGGGTTGTTACCTACAAATAAATTATATAATAACCCTGACTTTCCAATAGTTCCGCTACTTACAGCAGCAGTAGCTAAAGAGCTAACTAAAGAAAATAATTGTTTTCTTACTCCACTAAAAAATACTGCAGCAGTTAAACCGCCGTATAAAATAGTAGTTAGCAGTCCGCCAGCTGGACCTAAAAAACTAAGTATTTTAGCAGGGAGACCAATAATACTATTACCAATAGTGTCTGCTAATCCTTGACCAAACGCTGCGCCTACTCTTAAAAGAGCTTTTAGTATTTGAGGAACATTAGAAACAATAGTTTGAATACCACTCCCAATTGCATTTCCTAGCCCTCTTGCTACTGATTCATAAAAACCTGATTTAAGTACAGCATCATTTAAAGCAGTAGATACTGCTACAAAAATACTAATACCAAATAATGGGCCTAGCTTAGCAAAAGTTTTTCCAAAGAAAGCAGGACTAATAAACTTAGTTAAGGCGGCTGCTAAACCTACAGAAATATAACCTGCTATCTGAGGGGATACATCTCTTAAAGTACTTAAACCTAATCTTACAGCATTAGAAATAGAATCTGCAATAGGAGTTGCTAGATTTTTAACAAACTGTGAAATAGCCTTAACATTAAATTTAATTTTATCAATCATTACTTCAAAGCTGCTTTTGCTTGAAAATCCTGTTTGAAGAGTAGATCTAATAGATTTAAATTTATCTGAAGCTTTTTCTGCAAATGTTTTTAAAACGTTTAAAGTTTTTGGCAAATACTCATTAGCAAGAGTAAGAGTTTCTTTCATAGTGTCTGTCCACCATGAGTTACCAATTACCTTATCATAAACCCAAGCAAATTTTCTTTCAATTGCTATAAGAGTTTTTTCTATAAAGTTTCTAGTTAATCCTAAGTATTTTGAAGAAGTATTAAATATTTCTACAAAAGTATTTTTAGTAACAATCAATAATTTTGAAAGTCTATTATTAGAAAGAGCGTCTATTGCTTTTCCAAAGTTAATTATAATTTGGTTAGCTTTTAATAGCCCTACTTGAACTGCAACGATAAAATTAGATGCCGCAATGTTTTTAGCAATATCTTTAAATGCTTCTGCAACTACTCCTGCAGCTTTACCAAAGCGTTCAAATGACGTATAACGTAATGTAATTAATTGTTGATCTACAAAACCAAGAGCAATTCCCGTTTCTAACAAAAATACATTAGTAGATCTTAATACTTTCTCAGTAATATTTCCAAAGTTATACCACCGTTTGCCATAGCGATCTAAAACTTCACCAATTCTAAATAATGCATCACCAAATTCTTTTAATGATTTTGATTGAAATACTTGACGAATTGCACCGCTAAATTTAGTATCTGTTATTCTTCTAAACAAACCTTCTAAGTCTAATCCAAATCGTTTAACAATAGCACCAGCATATAAAAGACCTGCTGTTACTTCTGTAGTTATTACTTGAGCAAAATCTCTAAACGGACTTGTCAAATTAGGCAAAGCATCAATAGCACGATTAAATATAGCTTGTAAAATTCTTGCTACACCACGCCCAACTGCTATTACTCCTTCAAAAGAATCTTTAAATCCTCTAGCAAATGAAACTACATTATCTACAATGGCAGATCTGTTTGCTTCAATAGCGGCAGATAGCTTCATAATTCTATTAGTAAACCCTGTAGTAATATTAAGTTGTTTACTTATTTCTGCAACAACACGACTTACTTGATCTCTTAAAGTAACTAAAGCTTCTGCTGAAGTAAATTCAAGAGTAGAGAATTCTTCGCTTAATTTTTCTGATTGAGAAAGAAGAGCATCAAATACAACTTCAGTTGTTAATTTACCTGCCTCTGCAAGCTTTCTTAATTCTCCTCTAGGTTTACCCATTGCATCAGCAATAGCTTGTGCTAGCCGAGGAGCTTGTTCTAAAACAGAATTTAGTTCTTCACCACGTAGCTGTCCCGAAGCTAAACCTTGGCCTAACTGTGTTAGTGCTGCTCGTGCCGATTCAACTCCACCACCAGAAATAGCGATAGATTTATTTATTGATTCAACGGCAGTAAGTATGTCAGCAGAGCTTTTCCCAGCTTCAGATAAAGCTAAACCAAATCTATTAAATGTATCTGCAGCTAAATCAACAGGTTGTCCTGTTCTACGAGAAATATTATATAAATCGTCTAATACTGAATTTAATTCTTTAGTTCGCCCTGTTACCAAGGCAACTCTGTTTTGCATACTAGTTAAAGAGTCAGTTGCTCTGTTAATACCCTTTGATACTGTTGCTGTTGAAAAAGCTACACCAATACCAACTGCTAAATTTCTAAAAGCTTTACTAACAGAATTTGCTGTCTTTTCTATATTTCCTACTGAACGCTCTAATTGATTTAAGTCATTTCTTGCCTGACGACTATTAGAACGTACTCTAATTTCTACACCACTCATATGGCTCCTCCTTAATAAAATTGCCCCCTAATGGTTTTCTTGTATAATAAGAAGCCATCAGAGGGCAATATTTTAATTGGGGGTTAAAATTCCAATTGTCATAAGCACTTGTTCAATAAAATATTTAGGTGCTTGTTTACTGTGTCCTTTGTTTAAAACATCAATATATTCTACATCATTGGAGATAATACCCTCAGTGTAGCCATCAAAGTCTTTACTTGTTTTGCTTGTCCATCCAGATCTAGCTTTGCCTGTATCAACAGGAGTAACTATTTTTAAAGTTTGTTCAGCATAATTAATTTGATCTTCTATTTTTTCATTAGCTAAATATTGAACTTCTCTTTTTACTCTGGCCATTTCTTGTTTAAAGTTTACAATATCTAAACTAATTTTTGTCATAGTCAACCCTCATTAAAATAAATTATTAGCATCACCGTTTTTAGCTTTTCTCATTAATTCTAAAAACTTTCCTTTAGGTGTTGCTTGATCAGGTTTTTCAAGTTTAATTGAATTGCGTTTTATCATATCTAGAGTAGGAAACAGTTTTTCAGCTGATTCTTTGACTCCTTGAGTTCTTAAAAACATATATGTTCTTTGATCTTCTCTCCAGCCTATTGGTCTTCGTTTAAAATATTCTATCCAATTTAATAATTCATCATACGGCATTTCATTTTTAAGAATGTAAACTGGCATTTTAAGATTGTAAGCTAAATCATATATACTTTCTTCTTGTTCAGTTAGTTTCCCGAAGCTTGGGCCTCACCTAAACCTGAATAATTTAAAATGTGATTTGACACATCATTCAGTTCAGCAATAGGGAAACTATTAAAATCCTCATCGGTTAATTCATCAGCACCGACAACTGCGAGACGAATAACATCTCTTAACAAACTAATTTGAGCATCTTCAGACTTAGATTTTGTTGATGTTTTTACCATAGCTTGTACTTTAAAAACCTCTGCAACAGAGAGCTTCCTAATTTCTACTTCGTCTCCCATAAAAGAAACTTTTTTAGAAATTACTTTTCCAACTAAATGTTTCATATTTTTCCCTAACTAATTTTATCTTTTTCTGTAAATAAATCTGGATTATTTGCTTGAAAGTCATCAAGCATTTTTCTGCACGTATGTAATACTGATAAAGTTTCCATAATTTCTTTTCCAATATCTGAGTCACTATCAAAGTCTTGAAAGCGTTCAAAGCTCTTACGAATACTAATATCTACACTTCGGCGCATATGCCTAAAGGTAGTTCGCATTACAAACGTTTTACTAAACGGTTTGTCTGTCATACTAAATCTTTCTAATAAAGTTAAGAAAGCCCCAATAAAGGGGCTTCCAAAGTATTTTAATTTATGGTAGTGTAACTGGTCCAAAGAAATCAGACTGAGTTGACATAGTAACTGTAGCAGTTGTAGCGTCTGTCAACGCAGGATTTACTAAGATAGCTTCGATTTTACCTGTAAAGTAAAACTCTGTGTTACCATAAGATAACGCTGTATTTGCAGTGTCAAGACTTGCTGCAAGCGTAGTTGCTTGTGAACACATCATAAAGCGGAATGCACCTTGATTCCCAATAAGTGCATGGAAATCATCCATGTCATCAGGAACATAGTTAACAGTAACTTCAAGTGTTGGTGCGTCAGATTGACCTTGTACCTGAGAAGAAGTTGCCTGACCATAAACAGGTACGTTTACGATGTTTGCAGGAGTACCAATTGAAGGGA